CTCGTGGGTAATTTTCGCGTAAGTATTCTAGCGCCTCACGATCTGTTGATACTTTCTGCTTACCTTTTTTATAAGACATAACTTTAGGTATGCCTAAGTGTAAGTAGAATAAGTTCTGTAATTGTTTGGGAGATGCGTGGTTTAGATCTTTACCTGTTGCCGCATTGGAAAACAAATTAAGCATACGTTCTAATTTCAAACGCGCGTTCTTCAAGGGGGCACGCATATTTTTTACTGCTTCTAAATCTACACGTAAACCTTTTAGCATCATAGCCATAGCAGGCTTGAGGCTATCCAACTCGAAGTTGTATGTGCCTAATGTTTCATCGTCTAATTCTGTTTTGATTTTCTGCCAAATCTCATGGGTTACTGCACAGTCTAACGCGCAATATGTCCATAGAGTTTGCTCAGAATCTAGGTCTATGTTTTGAATGTCTACATTCTTTATAATTTTTGCCATTGCTTTTGTCTCCTGTGTTACTCATAGTCTCGCTCAATAATCATATCTATATAATGTTTTGCTTTTAATAAATCTTCTTTACCTCCTTTTAATTTATGTCTACAAATATATTTGATAGCATTACCTTCTGCAAATAATAACTTATTACCATTAATAAATACTGAAGGTTGTATCTCATACTCTTGGTAGTGATCACCGCCTACCTGTGTAGAGTATGGGTCATTTGTAGAGTTCATCTTGTCCACCTATTATTTCAAATATCCTTTCTCTTGTATTCTGTGCATGTAAAAATGCGTAGTGGCATACCACTATAAAATCTTCTGTCTTTCCTCGTAGCCATATCTTGGCGCGTTCTTTGTTTGCTATGCTTTCTCTTGACTTATTAGTAGACAAGAAGTCTGACATCGCTTGGTCTATCACCGATCTCCACAATCGTACTTCACTTTCGATAGTTACTAAATCATTTGGTATGTGTAACTCCGAAAAGTATGGAGCACGTTTTGACATCTATTCATCTCTTTTAGTACTCTTTGAAAACTTAGCCATAGTTTTCCAAGCACCCTCGTTTGTATATATCGAACCAAGAAAGCCTAATCCTTTCTGTTGTTCGGGCTGTAGTGCATGTTGAGCATGCATTGTGTCGTGTATCTTACCTTTAACATTTATGTTTTGTTTGTATGCTAGCCATGACACATCATACGTTTGGTTTTGTGCAACCTTAGTAATCTTTTCGTTCTCTAAAATATCTTTAACCCAAGCCCATGCTTGTTGCTCATGCTTGGTATCTGTCCAGTAATTTTGTTTTTCTTTTCTTGTATCTTTAAATGGTACAACTATAGCAACGGAATCAGATGGAGCAAAACCAATACAAGTAATAAAATCTCCGTCAGTTTCAATGTCGAAACTAAGTGGACTGTCTTCGTTATTGATCCGTATATAATCTGCCTCAAACTTTTGAAGGTCTTCCAATGTAGGTTCAATCCATAACTCTCTTTCTTTTATTTTAATATCTGGTGTTTCAGATTCCTGTAATGCTTTCTTTATATCAGCAAGAACAACAGGTCTGAAATCGTAGTTCCTAACTACGGCACTAGGACTAAACGTAGGTAAGACTTTGGTTTCCCCTGTGAGGTTAGATCTAAGAATGGTTCCCCTGTAAGTTCCTATCTTGTCTAGTCCTGTCAGCGCCCATAACGCAAGACTCCCCATAGCAATAATGATATTAGGATTACACGCGTTAAGCTCGTTCTCTAATCGTTCTAATTCACTCTCGTATTCTTCTTTCAAGAAGCCGAAGCCATTCACAGGATACTTCGAGCGCCACTTCTTTTCTTTTATAGATGACTGATAACTCTTCTTATTAAGAAAGAAATGTGCAGGGTTCTCCTGTGCTGGCTTCTGAGCGAGAGCATAAGTGAGCAAACAGTTCTCCACATCCACGTCTAATATCTCACACATCTTGTGAAACATTTTACCTGTACTACCAACCATGATCTGCCCAAGACGTTGCTCATCTGTGCTTGGAAAATCAAACACAAAGGCTATCTTGGGTTGACCACTAGGTACATGTGAGGGTACTGCTTGCCTACTCATGTTAGAGGATTCTTTTTACAGATGCTTGTAAGATATCTTTATTCTTACCAACCATCTCATGTTTAATTAAACCTTTGAAGGTTTTACCAATCGCCATCTCTAGCAATTCACTATATGGTAAGTCATCTACATGACCCATATCAAGTGCAGTTGTTAGGAACGACTTTAATCCTGTCGCAGGATTCTTTACCTTCAAGGCATTGGGAGTTGCCCAGAACTCCATACGTGTAGGCTCAGCATTGCTGAGTTTATCATCAGTTAAATCTGAATCAATAACTCCAACAGCCTTCACGTTTACTCTGATGAGTGGGGTTTGATTCTCACCCACTTCATCTGCTCTGTATGACGTAACAGAGAACTCATAACTACCCTCGGGTAGCACAACCGATTCGGGTGTGTCTTGAGGTGTCATGTTTAGAAAGTCAGCAACATTCGACATTATTTATCTCCTTTCGTATTGCTCTCTTTGAGTTTTGTCTTTGCATTTTTTTGAATTGAATTAAACAGATTGTTTAAATCCAACTCGATGTTAGGTTCTATTAAAGATGGCGCTGTAACTTTCAGATCCATTCTATGATCTGACATTGTACGTAACGTGCGCTCTGTTCCTTTGCTAGATGATCTAGTATCGATTCTGCAAACACAGTTAAAGTATCTACCAATCTTAGTAGATAACTTAGAACCTACAGATGTGGGGTATGCTTTGGATACACCCATATCACCTTCCATGTACTGCATGTGTGTAGTCACTACAACATTACACTTTACTTCATCGCCAGTAATGTATTGTATAATGTTCTGCACATCACGAGCGGCTGCTCCCCATTCTGGTTGACTTGCTTGTTCCGTAGGTTTCTTGTTATTAAAAACGAGGGCGGCTCGCAAGGCAGCCTCCCCCATCAATGTAAGGGAGTCAATCACTAAGACTGTATCGTCTCCCCATTCTTTCACAGGACCTAAGTCTTCCTCTCCGTCTTTCCAATGAGACAGGAGTCTTGCCCCTCTTCGAAACGAATCGGCTTGTCCTAATGAATCTCTTAACGTAACATATGAGACGTTCTTTACTGCTTCTGCTTTCAGAAACTCTGGCAGTATGTCAAGTCCGTCATCATAATCTAGTATACGTAGCTTCTTACCTGCGTTAGCTAAACTCGCTAGAGCAGATGTCTTACCACTACCACTATCTCCACAGAGAAGTAGCTTGGTAACACTAGTTGATTTATGTTTACTTATGTTTGCCATATGTATGGTCTCCTATTATGTTTGTAATTATAAACTAAAAAAATTATTTGTCAAGAAAATATTTCTTGAGCATCTCAATTTGATCGTCATACATAGCTACAATATTTAATTCCTTCTCGATAGTTTCGAGAACATCAGCATTGGGTTCACCACCCACACCCACTGAATGGCTAAGATAGATTTCTACATTAGCTTTATGTTTTGCTATATGACCTTCAGCATGTTTAAGCATTGCGTCTAGTATTATGTTTCTCATTGTTTGCCTCCTTCTATTACTTCTAGTTTCATAGGTTTAGTTTCTTCTAAGTCTGGATGGTACTCTTGTTGAAAGTCATTACCAAAGAATATATTTCTTTGTGACTTAGCATGAGCACATGCCTCTCTATATCTGCAACCCCCGTAGTTTCCACACGAAGTAAAATTCGCGGGATAGTATTGTGAGTTAGCATATACATCTGATATCTCAAGATGATGTAGAGTATCTGCGTACCACTCATCAACTAGCTCTTTAGATACATTGTATACCTGTCTTGCGAAACGACAGAAGTTAGATCCTGTTTGAACTGCATCAATAATGAATCCGTCAACAGGTAGTTTCAATACTTCACGACATGCCCATATGTATGCAAACACTTGGTTGTTCGGCATGTATCCATTGAAGTAATACTCAGACAAGGAACTCTTTGTAGTCTTTGTATCTACAAGATATAGTCTATCATCTACTGAAACGATCTTGTCTATACGACCACTAAACCTGTGCCCCTTGTCTCCTATAGGTACTTCAAACCTTTGCTCCAGAGCAGGTGAGCCGTCTGGCATGGTAGCTAGTTTTAAGTTATCATCCCAGAACTCCTCTGCCTTCCATACAACCGCACGAAGTGCTGATTCCAAACCTCTAGCATTATCATCAGCAAGTTTTAAATCCTCACCATAATCTTTTAATACTAAAGCTACTGCTCTGTTAGTAGCAGTTTGTTTGTTAGCACCCTCATGCCTAGCCTTGTCTAGTTCTTCCAGTCCTGCGTGTACGGCAGAGCCAAACCCTGTCGCACTAGCATACTGTGTTGATTTCCAACCTTCTAATACAGAAAGTTTGTAATATCTAGGACAGGCTAGAAAAGAACTAAGGCTTGAAGTATCCCATATCTTTTGTATCGGCTGACCATTATCATCCCATACAAATTTTCTTATCCTTGGTGGTGTGCTCTCACTCATTGTTGTCTCCTTATTCTAGTGGTGGAAGTATTACGTTTGGTCTATACTTCACATAGTTTTCAATTAAATCAGATGGTACACATGTCAATATTAAACCTTCAATGTTATCTAGTTCTTTTAGAATATCTTCACGTGCCTTCTGACAATTGGGTACGTCTTGATATAGATACTGTGATGCCATGTTCACACATTGCTTATCATCTATAGGACCAAGACATAAATAACCTATTAAAAATACTACTGATTTCATGTCTCTGATACTAGCATATCAAGTATGTTCTTTTCAAATTTCTTAGGTGCTTTCTTTACTGCACTCTTCTTAGAAATTCTTTTACCACTTGCTTCTGCTTCCCTTACGTTTACTCGTGTGGCTTTTAAATACTCTATAATTTTATTGATAGCCACATCATCATTAGATAGTTCAACAGAATCTTTCTCTAATAATTCTGTCGGTATCTCTATTGTTTCTGCTTCACTCATGTGCCCTCCTAATGTTTAGTCTTAGAATCTTTTTGTTGTTTTAATTTAACAAATATAGAATCCATTGTGTCGCCTGTCTTTTCCTGTACTCTTTGCATCTCATCAATCAGTGGTCCTGCTGATGTAAATGTATGCAGTACATCTGCAAGTAAACCAAACGATCCCATTGTTCCATACTTCAATAAAGAAAGTCGCATACCTATTTCATATAGTGATGATATCATTACATCAATATCATAATTTTTAGATACGGTTATCAATGGTTCTCTTAGTTCTTCTACACAGGCTTCAAAGTCTGCCCTGTATTTATCTTCTCGTGTCATAGTTTCGCTCCTGTTTCTGTGTTAATTACATCTAGTTCTTTTAAGTCATCAAGAATATGAACTACTTCTACACCCTCGTCAACTTCTTTTATTCTTAGTGCGTCATACTTATATGGGTCGCCCTCCCCCTTCTGCTCTGCCAACTCACGATATGCTTTTATATACTGATACATACGCATACGCAAACTGAAAGGTCGCTCATGTTTTATTAAAAACTTGGGTGCTTCCTCTGTGCTAGGGTTATCTATTTCTTTTAGAACCTTTTCCAAAGCGACTGAAATATCTGTCCAACGGTAAAGGTTGACCTTCGGCTTCGTCATTGTTTATCTCCTGTAAATATTCGTGGTCATTCGGATCAAACTGTGGATCGTTTTCAAACTCTTCCACATCAAAACTATCATCATACAAATCAATAGTTTCGTCTAGTAATTGATCGTCACCTGTCACATATTTCTTTGACATTGAATATGTTTTTCTAGTCATGTTTACTCCTATCCAAAAATAGCATTTAATATTAGTAGTGTAGGTACACCATATACCGACACAAATAGTAGTGCCCCAGTAAGTCTGGAACAAAAGTCATCAAACTTATCTGGATTCATTTATCTTTGTTGTCCACTCCTTGACATTCTCTGTTGTTATTACGCGTTTATTTGATAGAACGGCTGAACTCCCAGACTTAGCTGGTGTATCCTCTACAATAAACATCTCTGCTATATACTCTTGCCCATCTTCCGTTTGAACTATAGTATTTACTAAGTCATATCCTGCGTTTAATTCCATAGCCTTTACGGATTCGTAGACAAAGTCATCTTTTATTTCATAAAGCTCCCCCTTTACTTTGTAGCGACATACCTTATTATCGAAGTGTCTAAATGTTATTGGATAACTATTTAGAAAATCTTTGATAGTAAAATTACTATCGACAGTTGTCGCTGTTCCTATTCTCTTTTGTTTGTATAGTAGTCCATGCAATCGCTCACCCTTTTTGAGTGTGCCATACACGAACATAAGTCTCTTGTTTGTTTTCATTAGTCTCTCATATTTTCGCGTAGCCAATCCTTTAACTCTGACTTACAGAATAACTCTGCAAGAAAATTACCAAAGGAATTAACTATGTGTTCTTCGTCTTTGTCTTTCATATTGTATTGATAGAAAGCCACATGCATACACTCATGCACTACTAAATTAAATGCATCAGCGCCACCTTCCTCTATCATTTCTTTATCGAGATAGATTTTGTATGGTGGTTTTTGTACGAACATACCTTGTGCTTCACCCATTTCATATATCATTTCGTGAGGGGCACAGATTAGTTCCACCTTAAAAGGACCTATGGTCACAAACCTAGGAAGTTTTTTACTTTTTGCCATAGTTTTGTATACCATTTATCCTTGTCTTTGTCAAGTAAATTCTCGAATTTTCTCGAATTATTTGTGTAGATATGATGCCACACCCACTTCATTTTATTATTTTTTCTTCTCATTTTCTACTCCGTCTTTGTGTCGGGGTGTACAATACAGCCACCCTAAATCACTTATGTCTTGTTTGTTATATGCTTCGACAAAGTGTCGGATAGAATAATACTTTGGATTCTCTTGTGAAGTTCCTATCCCTGTGTCTATGAATCTTTGTAGTTCTTCATCCGTCACATTGTCGGAGGGATTCCAATAGGCAATATCCCATACCTCTTTCTCTTCAGCCTTCATTGTGCACTCCTAACCAATTAAAGTATGCCTTATGATCTTCTATTTTCTTTTGAGGATAGGTATCATACACGATAGCTAATCTCTCTACCATAAAGTCCTTTGTATCTTTACTTGATATGTGTTCGTTCATAAATTCATATACATGCCGTGCAAATAAAGTATTATCTGACGGAAACTTTGGTTTGCTTTTCTTCGCCATGTGCCCCCCTTTGTTCTATCTTCTCTTTTACTTTCTGCTTTGCATAGTCACGCAACACTTTATCTAATGCGTCTATCTCATGCGTCAGCATATTTATTCTGTTGTTAAATATAGATACTTCTTCTTGAAGTTCTTTCATTCTCATCTTTATAATGCTACTATTGACAGCCATATTTCGCCTCCATATTTTTAAACCATTGTGGTTTTCTCATTCCTTTTTCCCACTTAGCAAAGTATTGTTTGTCGTGGAAATAATATTCGCGATACGAATCTACATGATTATCGCACCACTTGTAAGTGTCGGGCATACATAGTGGCACAGGTGTAGAGTCAATCTTCTTTTCTTCTACATAAGAGTCACGCATAAAACTTATATAGAATTTTACTGCGTCAAGTATGCGTTCTGATTTATGTATCTTACCAAAGCGATACTGATATTGTTTATTTATTTCGACACCATGATCGTATGCCCACAGAAAATTTCTGTAGGAATCACCAACCCAGATGGTCATGGGG